GTCCACATCATAATTAACCCACAATTCTCCAATTTGACTACCACTTGAGTCTACGGTTATACCACTGGTACCAACAAATATATTGCACACATCGTAAGTCTTAACATCTAAATTTGCTCCCAAAGCCCCAGACCTGATGTATCTCATTGGACCTAAAGCACCCATTCCTTTTGGGTTGATTCTACACACTCCATTCTCCCAAAATACATCCCTCCAAGCATCCATGTACTGTTCCATCTGTTGTAAATTTGTAGGTTGTGTGTCAGCAGAATTATAGTCTGGTGCTATACAAATTGAACCACCCACATTTGAACCAACTGAAGTAATGTATTCAACGTTCAATTTGTTGAATTTATATGTCTCGAAATTTTGTGCTATCTTGCTCAGCCATGGAAAAGTTGCCACCAAGCCGGGATTTGCTGCAAATTGACTTATTGCAAAAGCTGTTGTTCCTGTTTGCACACCCAGTGGTTCTCTGTGTACCACTCGAATTGATCCATCATTAGATCTAAAGAATTTCGCGTCTTTAGTTCTAAGTTGAGTACCAAGAGCAGCTGGAGCTCTAGAATAATTGATAGCCCTATTGCCCCTAGGTCTATTTTGTTTCTTAATTTTTCTCTTAGGTAAATTTACATTGTTGCGATTAGCATTTCTCCTATTGGAAAGTTTGCCTCTCTTCGAATTTTTGGATTTATTATTTCGTTGCATTTGAAATATTCCCCCTATTATTTCGAAGGGTGTTTCCAAAAACACCATAAAACCAGATCCCCCAGGTCTGAGCTTCTTCCTACCAAATATCTTAACCTTGGTCCAAAGATTTTGTAACACTCCAAACAAGTTGAAAGGTTTGGTAAACTTATCTTCCCAAATTTCCCTATCTACTTGGTCATTGATTTGCTTTAGAAAGTTATCTACACCAGGATTTTCAAAATTCCAACCTTTTCCAGCCTCTAGATCTCTTCCCTTCACCATAAAATCATCAGAATCAGAATCATCCAACAATTCAAAACGTTTTAGCGTACCATCAAAATTAAAAAGCTCTTCATCAAATTCTACTACATCATCCCGATCCAATTCTATTTTGGGGAGACCCATGTCTTCAAAACAATCATTCAGGTCTTCATCTGTGTCATAAGATTCATCCATTTTCTCTTCCTTGATAATGATGTCTCTCTTTTTATCGTGCTTGATCGTCATGCAGTCTTTATACCAATCCATTGTAAATTCATCCTTTCTAACTTCATCAGGATGGAACCAAGTATCTTCGTCGTCATCCCAAACGTCCAAATTCTCATCATATGAGTAGGTCTTAACCGTATATTTAATTTCATCCATGTCACATACATCGCACTCCTCTGTGTATGTGTCGTAGAAACGTCTAAATTTCTCAGGCATATATGATTCCAATATTGGGCAAGAAATCATGTCATAGTCAGTTTTTCTATCAAAATATTCTTCTATCAAAATTTGATGTTCAGTTGTAACACCATACATTTTTTCCATTAAGTTCCTAGTTGCTGGTCCAACTTCCTTATGAAATTTGCTTTTGTTCATTGAATAATAATCTTGGTTCAACAAAAACAATTCTTGCATGTATCTAGATCCCATAGCTTCAACCCTAGCAGTTCCAAAAGATTCAGAAACTCTAGTCATCCATTTGGCTACAGAATAGATTATTGGGCATCCTGGATAACTATACAACAAACTTAAGGCCTTACATCTGAATAATCCTTTCAACACAGTATCACTAGAAGAAACATATTTTCTATTTGTCCAAAATAACCCAGCTAACAAATTAAATGGATTCCTAACAACAATCTCCTCATCAATATCATAGATCATCCCACAAAAACTAGCTTCATTCAGATTATCATGCAGAGTCAATTTTATACTGAAACCCAATTCCGCAAAATCTTCAACAGTTGGTACGTAACTGTCAATAGCAGTGAGCCCATCATCACCTTCATCCACTTGATCAACAGTTCTCCAGTCTACTCCATTTTCATTCAATATGAAAAGCATCATTATCATATTCGACCACCCATTGGCTACACTTGTAGTCATCTCCCCACTCATTCTATTGGCTTCAAGATACAAAGTTAAAGCATTAAATTCAACAACATTTGCACCTGAAAATGTTTTTCGCATCAATATGGCTATCTCGGGACCATTGGGAAGCTCAGACAATAAATAATCATAAAGGGGGAATTCCATTGCTTCCATTTGTTCTATACCAAAAAGTGATTCAAAAGATATATAGTCACTTTCCAAATAACGGCGGCCCGTTTTGTATAACATGTCATACATGTATTTGGCTCTTGAAGCAACAGGAACATGTTTAATGAAATTTGGCAACTCATATACAGCTTCTTCAATCAATTTCACATAGGGACCAATTATAGATTTCATAGAATCAGAACGAGAATAAATTCCTCTTGGTAACTTTGGGTCATCATAATCTTCATCCTTAACAAAACCATTGACTCTTCTATATGCTGGTCTATTTATGTCCACAATTTCTGCATTTATCATGGCCAATTCTTCTCTTCTGGCTCCACTGTATGAGGTATTCTCAGCCCATCTTTCAAATGAAGTGTCACTTTCTCTAGGTATTGGCATCAACAATTCTCTCATCACCATCATGTTGAATTCCTTCAATCGCCTTATTTTTTCTCTGTTGAACAATGGTGGTTTGCACATCATTCTCTTTCTTAATCCACAGACTAGCGTTTTCCTGTCAGATGCATCAACAACGAACTTTTTGTATGGAAAATTTGTTAACAATTCCGTGGACATGATTGGTCTCTTGTTGTGCTCTTGAACTTCTGGCTTTAATTCAATATGAGCTTTCGGCTTAACTTCAGGCAATTCTGGACATCTAGATATCTCCAACTCACCAACACGATATCCCCTACAAACTCTCCTTTTTCTTTTGTAAGGCACATTTTTCCTTTTCTTGCTCATCAATACAGTTGCAAATTCTACTGTGTTTCCAATTAAATCATCTTCAGTTAGGACCCTATCCTTATCTATATTGACACCCTGGACAGTTCTTGCAGATCTTTCGATTCTATCCCTAGCCATTTCCGATGACATTGTGTTCGTTATTACCATAGGCGAAGTGCTTTGTGCTGCTATCTCTAAGGACACTGTCTTACTACCTAAATCTTTTACTGTTTCATAACCATATTTCCCCATGGCTTTATTTGCTTTGAGCAAAATTTTTCCCGCTAGATTTTTGGATTCCAATTTTGTCTTGACGTCGAACACAGCTATCCTAGCATTCTTGAGTTTCAATTCCCCTCGATCTCCTAAGGGCCTACAATCCATAGTAGGATTTTGAATGTGTCTACTAAATTTCCACTCCTGGACTTCCTTCAAATATGAATTTAAGTTCATCTTCTCCAATAGACATGTCTTGATATCTTTAAGAATCTGTGTTGGTAGATGTTTCTTATCTACAGAAGCAACAAGATAAGCACAAGTGCTTATGACCACAGATGGACCAAAATTTAGACCTACAGCAGCGGATAATGTGGCTAAAATTGCTGACGTGGCTAAACCATCAAAGCTGGGCACCTTAAAATTTCTAATTTCCGGCAATTTTCCTATGATGTGTATCAATTCATCTCTAACATGATTGAGCTTGTCGAGATCTTCGTCGTCGTATTTACCCTTCAGTTCTTTCTTTTTCAGAACCAGACGATCAAATTCCTCAATTAGGTCATCGTCGAGTGGAATACCTCTTTTTGACAATATTTCATCCACAGTCATTCCTTTGTACAATCCTTTTTCTACAGTATGATTCATGGGCAATTCTTCAATAGGAATCATGGTAGAAAGTATTTCCTTGGTGGTCTGAGATTTAGAACAGAATCCGTTAGCAGCTTCAAAAAATTTCTCTCTTTTCGACATAGGAACTTTATATATCTTAGTACGATCATTGGGGAACCAGCAATTTAAAATCTCTTTTTCATGCGGCAGTTCTGGGTCAGACTGGAGCACAATTTCGATAGCTTCAGAAGGAGTTATTTGTTGTTCAGGGATGAAGCAGGGGTCATTATTAATGAGATCTGATATAGGCTCCTTGTTCTTAAAACAAAATTCAGCAGTATGTCCTGTTGTGAAGCAATTTGTGCAATCAACTTTCTTATTGAAAAGTACCATGGGGGCTGTTATTAGGCTACTTTTCTTGTCTTGATTTGTAGAATAATCTACTTCTGGTTCTGGCATGCTCTTAACAGCATCAAAATATTCATTTGTATGCAATAAGTATGAATCTAGAGCGTATAATGCACCATTGAGGCTGAAGAGGTAATATTGATGGTGGAATTCATCAGATTCCATAACTTCCCGAGTAATTCTTTGTGATACCCATAGATCATCAGGTTTTTCTACATACACCCAGACAAAATCTCCACCTGGTCTTTTCTTCTTTCTACCAAAGATTTTGTTGTCAGGTTGTTCTATCGCAGTCACATAACCACCTCGTATGGTGTGGGTCTTTAAAAATTGTAGTTCCGCGTGACTCCTAGTTTGTTTCATCAGATGTGGGAAGAAAGGAGATCCATTTAGCCATTTTTCTAAATACCACACTGGAATTTTATGTTTCTTCAATAGTGCAAGGAAGTCGTAAATACTGCACTCTTCAACATTCTCATAAATGTCAACCAACCTGGTATAAATCTTCCAAGTTTTGAAGGAATTCATTTTATCATGCTGATAAAAACTTCTTAAACATCTGCCACCGCAGGTCAAGCAATCATGAGCACCATCATGTGGAAAATCGTCACAGATATCATCAAAAGAATATGCCCCAAGGGCCCTCTGCTCCCTATAGTTCTTGTCATCATCCCTAACAGGATGGAAAGTGCCATGATAAGTAAATACACCCAACGTTTTGTCTCCTATTGGAAAGTTTTCATTGAGCGATTGTGAATTGCAATTACCGTCCGTAGATCGGTAGTTCGTTTGCAAATTATTTTCAATGGTCGTAGAGCGGCGTACCGCATTATCTAAATTCGACACATTGCTAGTAACATCAACGGCCAGCTCGTAGCTTAATCCGCC